AACGGCTGCGGTGTGTTTTTGCCATTCGACTCAAACAACTCACTGGCGTAAACCCCGCTCATTTTTTGCAGCCATTGCGCTTCGTCGCCTTCAAACCTCAGCCCTACATTTGCGGCCCACGCCTGAATTTCTAAATGGGACAGGGCCACCGGCCCCATCCCGCCTTGCATCACCGGTCCCACATCCATCAGCCATTCCGCAAGATGAGCACGAAATGGAAGTTCAGGAAAGTCCGGTTCTTCATTTGCCCGCTCCAAAAAACTCCACCGCGTCTGCTTTATGTCCTGCGGCTGTGCGCATAACCAAGCGTGTTGTCGCGCCCAGAGGCAAAGCGCATCTAGGCTTGTGCGAAAAAATTGGCACGGTCCTTCAAGAACTCAGTCACTTCGTCCAAGATTGACGGATATTTGCGATAGATTGCAAACGCCGCTTCTTCCGAAAACTCTACAGGCTTGCCGTCAAGGCTTAGGTTTTCCCAGCCGATTGTCTGATCAACGGCAGCCTGAACAATGCCCTCCTGACCTTCGTCGACCAGCGCACCAAGTTGCGCCTCGGTCATTTTGGCGAAGTCCATCTTGCCGCCGCGCCGCTTCAGGATGCTGGTTGCGCGCTTGCGCTCCTTGGCCTTTGCCGCAGGCGCGTCCATGCCGATCAACTTGATGCGCATAGGCTTGGACAAGTCGGGCGCCCCATCCTTGCCTGTGACGTATGCCGGCGCGTCTGTGCGCAGGTTGGTCAGGTGCAGCCAAGCCCCTGCCTCTGCCGCTGATACTGAATCGAAACAATCCATGGTTTGTATCCTTCGGTTTGGGTTAAAGTCGGGGGATGCGGTAAACCACGCCTCACCCCCCCTAGCCTGCGGGAGTTGCAGGATTACGGCGCGGCGACTTCCACATCGGCGCGCGTGAACTCGATGTTGCAAGAGGCCATGTTAACCGACCCGACCGACTGGCCACGCGGGAATGACATGACTTTGCCCATGATATAACGGATTGTGCCGTCGCTGCGGGTTTCGCGGAAGCTGATTTCGTCCTTGGACGCCAGCGCAGCAAGCAAGATGATCTGGCCAGCGTCGGCAGAATCGTAGCCAAGCGGGATAGTGATTGACCCGTAGTTCAGTTCGCCGTGGAATTTGTTCACGACGCCAGTCTTGAGCGGCGTGAACGTGACCGCAGAATAGGTCGCGCCAAACTCAGGAACTTCGGATGCTTCACCCACATCGGTCCACGACAGCGCGGCATATCCGGCTGCGTCAAAGGTTGCGGGGGCGGCCGCCGAGACGGACAAAAACCCGCCGATGCCTTCAGTAAGTGCCATGATATTTTCCTTTCATGGGTGTAGATAGGCGGGATGCCTACTTCTTGGCCGGGACAAGACCCGATGTAAATTCAACTAGAACTTTACCACCTGCTTCGGTAACGTCGGCCACTGTGCCGGAATAAGTGACGCCGTTGGACATTGCGAATTGCAGCACGTCGCCCTTCTCAGGCACATCGCCATTGTAGATCATGGCGGGTGTCGTGCCGGTTGGCGTCGGCATGGTGACGATGCGCGCGCCGGTTATAGGACCAGCCTTTGCGCGGGATGTTTTCTTGTCCATATTTAAGGTGTCCTTTGAAAGATTGCGCGGCAACGGACCGACACGTTCTTGCGAAAGTATGCGCCGTCGATTGCACCCGGCTGTGGGTCACCCATATCTGTCACCTGAATTTGACCGTCTCCGGCGGATAGTATCAGGTCAATGGGGAATTGATCAATGATGCGCTGCGCTTGGTCGTCAGCCTCACCCTCGAACGTGCCTTCCCGCACAAAGACTGCCACAAACAACCGAATGGTCATCAGGCTTGACTTGGACAGGCCGAAACGCTCAGGCGGCGTGGTGGTAAAATACGCCAACCAATAAGGCGGATCCGGCGTGACGTATTGCAGCGACGGCGTGTCATAAACACCCGGCGCGTTTTCACCCCATACAATCGGCGGGGCGGACGGCGTGGCGGCCAGGCGTGTGCGCAGGGCTGTTTTGATGTCTTTGTGGTTCATCCGACCCGCGCCTTTGCTTTTGCAATAGATGCCCGCACAATCGCGGGCCATTGATCGACGGCACCCTCGACAAAGTGCGCGCCGGGTCGCCCGCGATTGCCGTTGTTCACTGCTGCCGCGTATTCAGCCGTCCAAGTGAATGTTGCCAGATCGCCGCCCTTCATGCCCGCAGCCACCATGATGTAAGATTCCTTGCCCTCGCCCATAGCGCCCCCAGCCACCGACGATTGCAGGCTGTTGCGCAAATTTCCTGTGTCAACCGGCATGCGTCCGCCTTTGGCTTTGGTCTGTTGCGCCACGGCCACCACGGACTGCGTTGCATCTTTCAGCACGGCGTCAATTCGGCGTTGCGTCTTGCGGGTCCACTGATCAAGCTGGGCAAAAGTATAACGGACCATCAAGTCAACCTCGCGAAGAAGTCGATTTCTGGTGCCATATAGCATCGGCAATTCACGGTCTCACCGGCCGGTGCGCCAAGCGAAGTGTCGCCAGGATACATCATTGAATATCCGCCAACCGTGAATGCCTCACCTTGCGGCACAACCTGACCATCCGCAGCCGCGTGTGTTTCGCGGGTTTTGCCGTCGCCCGTCGAATCCCAAGCCCTGACCACGTCCTCAGCCCGCACATCGTTGTTCGGGTTCTCAATCAACTGGTCCAGCGCCTCTTGCCGCCCGGCGTTCAACGCTTTGAGCGTTTCGGTGCGGGCGATTGTTTCGCCGCGTTGCCGCAACAGGTTGTTGGAATATCCCTGCGCGGCCCTGTCAATGGCCGTCTGGGGCAGGGTTGTTCCATCCCGAATGGCGCGGAAAATGGCGGCGTCAGATTGCTTATTGCGCAAGGTAAATGTGCTTTTCAGCGTGCCGTCTCGACCAATCCAGAAGTCTTTGACCGCCCGCTGCGCGCCTGTCACAGGGTCCGTTACGATCCGGCGAACCCCAACACCGTTTGTGGGCGACAGCGCGGCCCGCATTGATTGGACATACTCCGCCTGCCCGCTTGTGAGCCCCACAAGCCCGCCTTGGCGCGTGCCGTTGACCATGCGCCCGCCAATGTCCAGCGCGGTGCGCAGTGGTCCTGCGCCAGCCTCCAGCCCGGCACGGATCGTCTGGGCAATCATCACGCGCGTGTCGTCCACCACCTCAGTCACCAGCCGCGACCCAAGATCCAGCGCAATCCGCTCGGCCCGCTCATTCCGGCCCCCGAATGACTGCACAACGCGGCTGGGAATTGGCGCGCGACGGGTGGCATATTGAAACGCGCCCATCTGGTAATTGCCGCCCGCGTTCATGGCCGCAGTGATTGCCGTATCTGTTTTGAACAAATCGGCGGCGTCGAACCGCAATGCACGAAACGCAGCGTCAACATCACCGCGCGCAATGGCAGCTTGAAGCGCCCGCATATCAACGCCAGCCCGCGCCTGTCGCATTGCCGCGACAAACTCCGACCGGACGCCGGGCCATGTCTGGTCCAGAAGCTTCAGAAAAGCGCGTCTGGTGTCGCGGGTTGCCATATCTCCACCTCAACCTGCGTCAGCCCCATTGCGGCCAGTGTTGCCAGCGCGTCGTCACCCACACGGGCCGTCAACTTGTCGGGCAATGCTATCACAGGCGTCAAGCTGAACACCAGCGCCGCTTGAGCGCGATTGGCCCCTGCCATGTTGACGTGGCTGTCAGTGTCCCATGAGGGACGCTGTAGGCCGCTCTGTGCTGTTGTGGTGAATGTTTCAGACACGGGCAGACTTGCTGCTGCGTAAAGGTTGCCCCCCGCGTCCTGCCAGTTCATCGCGCCGTATGTTGCCGCGTCGTCTGGGCCGAAGCCCAGCACCATTGCGAGCTGATTTGCATCGTCCCGCAGCGCCTCGGGGCAAGCGATTGTCAGTCTCATTAGTAACCTCCTGTAACTGTGACGGTCCAGCCGCGTGACCGTAGCGTGTCGATTGCTGCCTCACCAGCAGCGGACGGTGCCGACCCGCCCGATTGATCGAACACCCGCGTTCCGGTGGCAATGCCGGATGCCACGAGCGAAACTAGAACATTGTCAATGCTGGTTTGCGTCAGTGCGGTGTTTGTAAATGCGTCGGTAAAGTTCCCGCCACTTATATTGTCGAAGGCATTAGCTGGGAAGCTCGTCAGGCTTGAGCAGTCGAGCCAAGCAAGTGCAAAGTTAGTCCCAGAAGACGTGTCGATAAGTGGGAAGCTGGTTAGGCTAGAGCAGTTACGCCACGCTTGCTTAAAGTCTGTCCCCGCCGATGTGTCAATAAGGGGGAAGCTCGTTAGGCTGGTGCAGTTATACCAAGCATAACTGAAACGAGTCCCTGCTGACGTGTCGATTAGGGGGAAGCTGGTGAGGCTGTAGCAGTTATACCACGCTAGATAAAAGTCTGTCCCCGATGAGGTGTCGATAAGTGGGAAGCTCGTCAGGCTGTTGCAGTTATACCACGCTAGATAAAAGTCTGTCCCCGCCGATGTGTCAATAAGGGGGAAGCTGGTTAGGCTAGAGCAGTTACGCCACGCTTGCTTAAAGTCTGTCCCCGCCGATGTGTCAATAAGGGGGAAGCTCGTTAGGCTGGTGCAGTTATACCAAGCATAACTGAAACGAGTCCCCGCCGATGTGTCGATTAAGGGGAAACTGGTTAGGCTAGAGCAGTTATACCACGCTAGATAAAAGTCTGTCCCCGATGAGGTGTCGATAAGTGGGAAGCTCGTCAGGCTGTTGCAGTTAAACCAAGCATTATTGAAATCAGTCCCCGATGAGGTGTCGATAAGTGGGAAGCTGGTCAGGCTTGAGCAGTTACGCCACGCTTGCTTAAAGTCTGTCCCCGCCGATGTGTCAATAAGGGGGAAGCTGGTGATTTCCGACCAATCTCTCCAGAAATTGTTAAAGCTCGTCACAGCCCCGTAACTGGCAGTCGCGCCCTTCTCAACAAAGTAACCCTCGGTCGCAGTAGCATCCCCCGCACTCAAAGCCCCGTCGCGGATCAACTGCCCGACGATTGCATTGCCCGGGAAATACTGCCCACCCCTGCCGCCAATGTCATACGGACCAGCAGGAATTGTCACACCGTAGCTTGCTGTGCCTTGGTCCGTTGCCAAGACCATTGTTCCGACAAAGCCGCCAGCGGGCACTGTAACGGACAGGCGATCATCAACCTTGTCCAGCGTGGCACGGGCGGGACCAGTCTGGTATGTCAGCCGTCTTGCCGCCGTGGCCTGCACCGCGTGGTTGGCTCTGCCCGACTTATCCAGCATTTTACCTACAGGTTGCCCTGATGCGGTTACAGGCGTTGATCCTGCGCTGTCTTGGAATAGTGTGGACAGGTCGGATGGACCGTACCATGCGCCCTCGGTGGTGCCTGCGAATAGGTCGGATGGGGAGAAGGAATAACCCCCCGTCACTGTGACGGTCCAGCCGCGTGACCGTAGCGTGTCGATTGCTGCCTCACCAGCAGCGGACGGTGCCGATCCGCCCGATTGATCGAACACCCGCGTTCCGGTGGCAATGCCGGATGCCACGAGCGAAACTAGAACATTGTCAATGCTGGTTTGCGTCAGTGCGGTGTTTGTAAATGCGTCGGTGAAGTTCCCGCCACTTATATTGTCGAAGGCATTAGCTGGGAAGCTCGTCAGGCTTGAGCAGTCGAGCCAAGCAGCATGGAAATTAGTCCCCGAAGATGTGTCGATGAGCGGGAAGCTGGTGAGGCTGTTGCAGCCAAACCAAGCAGCATAGAAATTAGTCCCTGCCGATGTGTCGATCGGAGGGAAGCTCGTCAGGCCGGTGCAGCCGTACCAAGCATAAGTGAAATTAGTCCCTGCTGACGTGTCGATAAGTGGGAAGCTCGTTAGGCTGTAGCAGTCGAGCCAAGCATAATCGAAACGAGTCCCTGCCGACGTGTCGATAAGTGGGAAGCTGGTTAGGCTAGGGCAGTTACGCCACGCTTGCTTAAAGTCTGTCCCCGCCGATGTGTCAATAAGGGGGAAGCTCGTTAGGCTAGAGCAGCCCCGCCAAGCCCGAAAAAAGTTAGTCCCTGCCGATGTGTCGATCAGAGGGAAGCTCGTCAGGCCGGTGCAGTTATGCCAAGCATTATTGAAATCAGTCCCCGATGAGGTGTCGATAAGTGGGAAGCTCGTCAGGCTGGCGCAGTTATACCAAGCATATGCAAAGCTAGTCCCTGAAGACGTGTCGATTAAGGGGAAGCTCGTCAGGCCGGTGCAGTTATACCAAGCATAAGTGAAATTAGTCCCTGCCGATGTGTCGATAAGTGGGAAGCTGGTCAGGCTTGAGCAGTTATACCAAGCATTATTGAAATCAGTCCCCGATGAGGTGTCGATAAGTGGGAAGCTCGTCAGGCTGGCGCAGTTATACCACGCTTCGATAAAGTCTGTCCCCGCCGATGTGTCGATTAAGGGGAAACTGGTTAGGCTAGAGCAGCCCCGCCAAGCCCGAAAAAAGTTAGTCCCTGCCGATGTGTCGATCAGAGGGAAGCTCGTCAGGCTGTTGCAGTTATACCAAGCATTAAAGAAAAGAGCCCCTGAAGACGTGTCGATCAGAGGGAAGCTCGTCAGGCTGGCGCAGTTATACCAAGCAGCATAGAAGCTAGTCCCTGAAGACGTGTCGATAAGTGGGAAGCTCGTCAGGCTGTTGCAGTTATACCAAGCAGCATGGAAATTAGTCCCTGCCGATGTGTCGATCGGAGGGAAGCTCGTCAGGCCGGTGCAGTTATACCAAGCATATGCAAAGTCTGTCCCAGAAGACGTGTCGATAAGTGGGAAGCTCGTCAGGCCGGTGCAGCCGTACCAAGCCCGATCAAAATTAGTCCCTGCTGACGTGTCGATCAGAGGGAAGCTCGTCAGGCTGGTGCAGCCCCGCCAAGCTTGCTTAAAGTTAGTCCCCGAAGACGTGTCGATTAATGGGAAACTGGTAATTTCCGACCAATTACGCCAGAAACTTCCAAAATCCGTAACCGCCCCATAACTCGCCGTCGCGCCGTTTGCCACAAAGTAAGCCTCGGTCGCCTCAGCCTCACCTTCACTCAAAACCCCTTCGCGGATCAACTGCCCGACGATTGCATTGCCCGGGAAATACTGCCCACCCCTGCCGCCAATGTCATACGGACCAGCAGGAATTGTCACACCGTAGGAAGCCGTCCCTTGATCCGTGCCGAGAACCATTGTGCCAGTAAAGCCGCCAACAGGCACTGTAACGGACAGGCGATCATCAACCTTGTCCAGCGTGGCACGGGCGGGACCAGTCTGGTATGTCGGACGCGCCGCAGCCGTGGCTTGCACCGCGTGGTTGGCTCTGCCCGACTTATCCAGCATTTTACCTACAGGTTGCCCTGATGCGGTTACAGGCGTTGATCCTGCGCTGTCTTGGAATAGTGTGGACAGGTCGGATGGACCGTACCATGCACCTGCAATGCCGCCTGCGAATAGGGACGCGGGCCCAACCATCACCCCTGAAACCCTCGTGATGTTTAGCGCGCTCATGCCGTCACCTCAATGAACACTCGAACCGGAATTGCAACGTTTGCAACCCTGCGCCAAAGTTCAAAGGCCCTTCCGCCGCCTGTAGTAACCCCAAAGTAGACATTGTTTGCAGAAGATGATCGACCAATGGTCACAGTGCTGTAAAACAATACCGATGCAATTAAATCTCCGTAAGTGGCTGGTGAAACCATAATCGGCGTTGGTCCCGGCACGTCGGTCAGGACGGTCGCAAGCGGTATGGTCGCAAGCGCGTCGTTAAGCGTGATCTGACCCAAAACAACAGGGTTTGTTCGGAAGTGACCCGGCGATGTCAGAGAAAGAAAATCCATAGTTATCACGTAATGGGTGTTTTCAGTTCCCCGGCTGTTCGGCCATAGGTTGATGCTGAACTCCCCGTCAGCGCCAATCAATTGGCTGACATCAAGGTCCACAACAACATTCGACACGCTGTCAAAATCAGGTGCAGAAAGCGAAGCAGTGATCCTGCCACCAACAGGTATATTGTCAGGCGGGCGGGCGTTGCCCGTGACAGTGATTGTTGGTATTGTCATTTGCTCACCTTCACCAGCCAGGATATGACAAAGCCCGCCGAGTCCATCGGGATAACCTCCTGCACGGGCCAATTTATGCCGTCGATTGTCAGCACATCGGACGTGCTAGGGGTAATCGTCACGCCGTGGTTCACCAGCGAATAGACCAACTCACCCGCACCCAATGCCAAGCCTGTCCGTTGTGTGTAAGCCTTGGCGGATGGCTTGGCCGTGAAGGTGTGAACCAATGGCGCGCCGGGTGTAGGATTCCATTCCGGCCCCGTGGGCTGCCCTGGCCGGGTTATGGTCACATAGACCGCCCCAAGCCCGTCGCCCGCGTCACGGCCCGCCTCAGCGTAGGCCAGTGCGACTTCTGCAGCAATGGCGGCCCCGCTCATACCAGCCTCGGGCCGGTTGAACCGATGCCGACGCACTGGCGCAGCATGGCCTCGATTTTGGTGGATCTTGGAACGGACGCGCCGCCCTTGCTGGCGTCACCCGTGACCGCCCATTTTATGTCGCCCACGCCGACAAGAACTTTCTGTTCGGCTGGCGTGAATGTCTTGGTCCAGATGCCCGGCTCTGCCACTTCTGCAATGGCCGCCTCGTATGTGGCTTCCTCAACATTGGCGCTGTCAACGGCGCAGCTTGATCCGTCCAGATAGGTAAATTGGATGTAATCGGATGCGCGAACAAGCGCCTGCAAAGTCGCGGCATCGTCGGCGATTACCGTGCCGCGCGCCCCGGCATATGCGATCAGTGCTGTGACGGTGCCGATCATCGCTTGCGCCCCTATGGTTGCTCGGACGGGCCATGACAGCCCGCCCGTTGGTTATTTCTTGCCGGTCGGCATTGCAGGCTGTGCGACCTTGGCGTCAGCTTCGACCTTGGCTTTCACTGGCACAAGCCAACCGCTCGCCAACCATTCTGCAACGCCCGCATTCTTTGCCATTTCGGCAGGAATCTCTGCATTAGCACCGTTAGCAATCTCGGTGCCATCGGGCAGGATTAACAACCCGCCCGATGTGTTAGAGTGTATAGCCATTATGCAACCACGCCTGTAGTATAGCGCACAGCGCCAGGACGACGGATATTGACCGGCGCAAAACGGAACATGCCCAGCACCTTAACTTCAAGGTTCACCATCTGCGGAGGAATGAATTGCAGAGGCATAGGCATGGGCAGTTTCAGCACGCCCGGATCACGGCGGTATGATACCATCTTTGTAGTCAGTCGGCGGTCGCCAACGATGGTCAGAGGGCGGCCCGTCATGGCAGTGTAGACGTTTGCCTGCTGAATAAACTGCAAGATCGTCATGCTGCTTTCCGGTGCAATCTGGCGGGTTGCAACGTCACCATAGGCAGCCAATGGCAGCGCAACAGTGTCTGCCATCTCAATGCCCTGTGTGGCAGTCATGATGCCAGTCAGAGCGGTGTTGATGATCTCCAGAACAGCTTGAGGGGTAGACGCTGCAAACGTAGCAGCCGCCGCCACGGACGTGATGCCCGTAGTGTTGTAGAGACCCTCAACGCCGATTGTGGTGTCACCAACAAAAGCCACATCATCCACGAATTGCTCGTAAGCAAGACGTGCCGCGTCGGCCCCGTCGGATGACAGGTTGCTGCCCATCATCTGAGCCGCGCCGATTTCTTCAAGTGAGAAGGAATAGCCCACGCCCGCCATGTTGACGGTCTGCTCAAACTTGGAACCTGTGATATTCACCAGCGGGATGTCATCGCCTTTGCCGTTGATGAATTTCGCCCGACCCACGTCGTCCTGAGAAAAGAACGTTACGGATGCCGCGAAGGGGTTGGCCGATGTATCGACTGGGATCAACTCGGCGTAGCGGATCGCCGGGTATGGTTTTTTCAGCACTTCGGTTTCGATGTGCGAACGTTGGGAAACGACAAAGCCAAGTGCGGCTGGCGCGTCCATGATCTGCGTGTTCATTGGTTTTTACTCCTTAACCAAGATAGACACGGACAAGATCGCCATCGGCGCCTGCCGTTTCAAATTTTGCACCGGGAATTGCCACGATACCTGTGCCAACGTCCCTTGCGCCAATGACGCCAGTGGCGACAGTGAATGTCACTGGACCGGCGGTAGTCACGGCGCCATCAGCAACGACCCAGATTGTGCCTTTGCGCAAAACCCCTGCCATTTCACCGATTGCATACTGATCGTCGGTGCGGGTTTTGTCTGCAACGGTGATGCCCTCAAAGCCGGTGCCGCCAAGTTTGACGGTGTTGGGACTCGTGCCATCACGTCCAACAGCACGCCCGAAAGGTACCACTGCGGTTGTGACTGCTTTGGATGCAACGTCCTTGGTCATCTGGGCTTCGGCAATCATGCCAGCATACCCCAGAGCGGTTTGGCCCGAATAGGTGCCAACGGTATCAGAAGTAGGCATAATTTAAGCCCCCTTTACGATTGCGGGTTTCCATGCGTCGTTCAGTGCGGTGTCACGGGCCGCATAGGCGTCGCCCAAGCTGGTGACTTGCGCGGGGGCCTGATTAAACGCATCGGCCACCGGGTCATCTTTGGCCGCATCCTCTGACAGAATGTCAAAGCGCGCATCAACATAGGCTTCGGATTTGCCGGCAATTGCAGCATCGCCCAGAACCGCCACGACAGCAGCCTTGCGGATTGCCGCGTCGGACAGGCCGGCTGTCGCCACGTCCTTGGCGATTGCCTTGGCCTGTCCGATCAGATCAGCGCGGGCCGCGACTTTGGCGTCAAGATCCGCATCGGACAATGTGGCCTTGGCCATTTCGGCAATCTTGGCGTCCTTGGCCGCCAGTTCGCCGTCCTTGGCGGCTAGGGCGGTCTGTGCGTCCGTGATCTGTCCCTGCAGCTTTTCAAGCGCCTGCGCGCCCGCGTCGGTCGTGACGACGGAAAGTCCATCGATCGTGACTGTCCGCGTTTGGATGGCGTCTGCCATGATTGCGTCCTTTTCGTCTGTGATGGGGGATGCGCCCCACCCCGCTACAGTGATTGGTTCAGCGTCACCGATTCTTGCCAGTGGGCCAGCGCGTCCGGCGTCCACAATAGCGATGTGGTTTCCCACGATGTTTGTTTGCCGCGCCTGATACGCGGTCCCGTCCGGCGCAATCCCGTCGCCCCATACCAATTCCGAGGTATATCCTACGCTCAATTCGCGCTTGCCGTCCTGCACCTTGCGGATCGTGGCGGCGTCGGTCAGTTTGATGCCGATGCGCAGATACTCGCCGTCGCGCAGCACTTCCTCATTCGTGGTGCCGACCGAGACCATGCGAGCCGTGTCGGCCGTCACCAGATCAACAGGGTGGTCATCAGTGACAGGCAGCAGGCCAAACGTTTGCAGGCTAGCCTTGCGAAACACTTCGGATTCATCGCGGTAAACTGTCACAGTGTCCAGGTCGGGCCGGTCAAGTTCAGAGCCTCGATAGTCCTGCGTGCCGATGCGGGCCGTGCGGACATTGGCGACCAGATACCCTTCGTCTGTGGCGCGGGCACCTGTAAGCGTGGCGGCGTCTGTCATTTTCATTCGTCTGACTCCACTCGCACAGCCTCAAAAATCTCCGGCCCAAGTATTATCTTTCCCTGATAAGGCTTGACATTCTTTAAGTCAACATCGCCGCCGATCTGGATTGAGATATGAGGCTGATAATCTGGCCAATTCCAAGACGCTCCAGCGTCACGAATTTCCTGATTGCGCCAAATAAGTTCGTTCGCAGTGATCAACAGCGCGATATATTCGCCAGTCGGCCCCAAACGTTCCATCTGTCGCGGTCCACCCGCTGGCAGTTCCATCTTGTCGGAATAAGACGTGCCAACTTTGAACCAATCAACAGGGGTTGTGCTGTAGGCTATAGTCACATGCAAGTCAGGAACAACGGCAGTAAACCCTTGCGATTTTGCCCATGCTGTAATTTCCGCAGAATTCAGAACGTCGCGGCGAACATGAAGCGTTTGTGGTGCAGCGTCTGCGACAACGGCGGGAACTCTGACCGGTGGCGTGACCATCAGGTCGCCGTCATCCTCATCGTTGCCGTTAAAAAATTCTTTCACTTTGCCCTCAAGCCCAGGAAACGCGCCGCTTTCGGTCAGCGTGTTTACAACTGTATCCGCAAGCGCCTCTTGTGGCAATATATCCATGTCATAGAGCACTTTCACGCTGTCAACAAGAACTTTGCCCATATCGGCCCGATCTTTTGCGGTCGGCTGGAATAGCGGACGCCATGTCCAATGCACATCAGGCGGGCGATTGCCCAGCGCCGAACGGATCAGGCATTCGTTCAGAATTTCCATTGCCGGGTCAATCTCAAGCGTCTGCATTACCCTCACGCGGTCGAAATAAACCTTTTCATCGCCCACACCTGTCGCATTCATCCCCGCTGCCGCAATGCCGAAAAGCCGCGTCATAGGGACGCCCGATGCCGCCGATACCATCTGCATAAAGCGGTCGATGATGTCCGGCAGCGTGGCAAAGCTCGCGGTTTTCTGATCGTATGTGTCCTCGGCGTCCATCAGCAGCGCGCCGTTGATGCCCTTGCCGCGCGCCGTCAGGCTGGTTCGGGCCAGCACAACATCCTCATACGACTGGCCACCGCTGCGCAGCCCCTCGTTGAATCCGTTGATGCCGATCACATCAACTTTAGCCTCAAATATAAGCGATGCGACGTTGGCAATGGTGGCGTCCAGGTTCCGCACGGCGCTGATCGTGGCATTCAACGTGCTGTCACCCCAGCCAGGGTATGCGGAATACCGATCATCTGGCACTTCCTCGCCCGTTGCAATGACAAGACGGCTTGGGTGGATATCAACCGATGCGCCGGTGGCAGGATTCATCCGATACATGATCGGTTTGCCAAACCCCGGCAGGCGCGGGTCGCGCTGGATTTCACCGGCGGTAATTTCCGACCTGTTCAAAACCGCAAGATATTGCAGCCCGCCCTTGCCGATCCGGGCCGGATCCAGCGGCTTCGATGCGTCCAGGTCGCGCGTGCCGATATAGATTGCAGCGCCGCCGAACAGCCGCGCGCGCTTGAGGTTTTGCATCGTCTTGCCCTGCAAGCCCAGACGCTTTTCCTCAGCTTCAATCGCGCTGATCTGTTCCGCGTCGGCCTGCCATTCCCGCCATTCACGGGTCGCATCCTCTGCGGGCAAGTCCACCACGTTGCGGGCAATGGCGCTGGTGCGATACATGGCGACAAGCTGATCGTCGGCAATCGTGGTGTTGTAATAATAGCTGTGCGCCCCCTTGTCCCGGTCTGTGCCGAGATTGGCGACGATGTTGCGCAGGCCGTCCATGATATTCATATTGTTCCAGCCCATGAATTGTTTGCGCCCGCCAGCATATCAAACGCGCGTGTCGCGGCATCAATTTGGTCTTTGAACTTACCCATCGGGAACGTCGCAGCTTCGTCCAAGAATTCACCATTCCAATCGCCTGCCACAATGTCCACGTTACCGGCCTCAACCTGTGCCGCCAGGGGCATTGCGCGCGTTTCTTTGTCGCCCGTTTCAGGGCTAGCTGTGTAACTGTAACCCATTAACGCATGTTTTAGCAAATGCAAAGCCCATGATTTACCAGCAGAGCCGGGGTCTTGCGGAACTGACCCAATAACTGACCGCCCGTCTGCCGCCGCTGTGCTGCCCAGCAGCCGCTCCACACCAGCCGCGTTTACCTGATCTTTGACGACGTGGGCGATGCACAATCGGTTGTCTGGGCCGATTCCCATCTTTACGCCAGCAGTCCGGGCCGCCGACGAATCGTCAGTTGCGGCCAAGTCCCAGCCGCGCACCCACCGATAGCCTGCAGGCTCAGCTTGGATAACGCGGAAGTCTGACCGCTTGAACATGCCGCCGCCGCGCGGTGCGGGGCGCTGTTGAAGCTGACCGGCGGCAGCATAGATGCCCATGGTCTTTTCAAGATCGACCACTTGGTCCTCTGGGAACCGATCAGGAAACAGCAGTTCGCCTTCGATTGTTCGCGGATCGGTGTAAAACGGCGTGGAGCATCGCCGATCCGATTCAAACCGCATCGGCAGGCAAAGGTGGGTGTAGCCCAAATCAATTGCCACTTCGGATACGTCAGACTCGTGCAATCGCTGCATGATGATTACAATCGCGGAATCTTCATTGTTGACGCGGGATGGCAGGGCTTCCCGGAATGTAGCAACGCCCGTAGCAAGTTTCTGGACGCTGTTGGCATCCGCAACGCTGTGCGGATCGTCGATCAAAACCCTATCGCCGCGCGAGCCGGTCATTCCTTCAAATGCCATGGCCTCCCTGAATCCGGTCTTGTCGTTTTCAAACCGCAGCTTGGCATTGTTGTCCGCCATCAGGTTCATAGGCCAGCGCTTTTGATACCAGTCCGACTGGATCAGGCGGCGGCATTTCATTGCGTCCCGGACGGCCAAATCCTGCTTGTGCGCTGTGCCAAGGAACCTCGTGTGCGGCAATTCTTTAGGCCCCCATTCCCAACTCGGCCAGATCACGCCGGTCAACAGCGACTTCATGGTGCCGGGCGGCACGTTCATCAGCAGGCGGTTGATGTCGCCGCGCGTGACGGCTTCCAGGTGCGCACAGATAGCGTCCAGTGCCCAGCCCCATTTGAGCGGCGTGGACGGCTCCAGGACGTGCCAGGCGCGCCGTGCAAAGTATGCCAGTGATCGGCGGCACAGTTCCCTTTCGGCGGCAATGATGTCAATCGGTGTCAGTTGCATCGCCAAGCGCCACAATTTCCGCCAGTGCTTCAGGTGACAGGCGGGATACGTCCAGCGCGGCCTTGGGCGACATGCTGCCGTCCTCGCTAACATGGTTCACGTCGGACGTTTCGCGCCACCGGGCGCGCGTCTTGAGCCAGAATATCATGGACGCCGTGTCGCCACCTTTGGCTTTGTTGAACAGCGCGCCGCCTATCGTGGCGTTTGCTTTCGCCATAGATAGGTCCAACTCGTCGCGGTAGTGCAGCCGCAACGTCTTTTTGTCGATGCCTATCACGCGGGCGATCATGTCCTGTGTCGCGCCGACCGTCGCGTGAAGCTGGACAAGCTGGCGCTCCGCATCGGTCGGCGCGTGCTGTTTGCGGCCGCAGGGTTTTTTAGGCATTCCGTCCATACGTTAAATATAGCGCAGGTAATTACAGATGACAAGGTGCTTGACACGGTAGGCAATAGTAGGTAATAAGGATGCAGATAGACACACCGGCAAGGAGCCACACCATGACTATATTCGCCCCCGCCAACTTTGACCCCAGCAAGGTCGGCATCACTCGCAAGCGATTCAGCACCACCCAAAGCGAAACGCTTCTGACCTATGACGGCGCGCGCATTGGACAATATGGCGACGATCCCACACTGTCCCCAGACGGCACTTACCACCAGCGCGACGCCACATTCTGGACAGGCATTGCGCTGAGGGAAGCCTTGGCACGGGGGATGCTGGCATGACCCACACCCCACACGAGCAAAACGTT